AGATGACCTACCGTGACCTTCAGATCGACTACTGCCTCTACACCAAGTTCCGCACCTTCGACGGCGACATCGTCGTGGACGTGGTCGACGGCGAGATCAAGATCGCTGCTTTCAGTGGCGTGGTCGACGATTGCTACGTGGGCGAGCAGGATGTGTACCTTCAGCGCGGCGGTTCCTGGTTCGCGTATTTTGAGAAGCTGGCCCTCGAGAACCCCATGTTCATCGCTGCCGTGGAAGAGGCTGTCGAGGAAGAGGAAAGGCTGCGGCGCGAGCCCGACCCGGATTACCTGCGGGACCTCCAGCACGAGCGCGAGCAGCTCTGCCGGGAATGGGGATGGAATGACTGACGAGGATATCAACTACCTGAGCAACTATGGCTCGTGCGCGATGGATGAGTGCCTCTGTGTCAGGGGTGCTCATCCGCACTGGCCGGGAGCTTGGGGTGGGCTGGCTTGCGAGCACTGGCGCCCGATCGGTGCGCGTTCGTTCGATGAGCTGATGAGGATGGCTCGAGAGAAGTACGAGCAAACAGTGGAAGTGTGCGGAAATGACTGACATTGTGAAGCGTCTCCGGAACTATGAATGCATGTATGAGCTGCCTTTGCAGGTGGTGGACAATATGGATTCTGCGGCCAGTGAGATCGAACGGCTGCGTGCGGCGCTGCGCTACTACGCTGCGAACCACTACCCGAACATCAACGACGGGCCATGGGGGCCGGGTAGCACGGACTTTGGTGATGTCGCCCGCGCCGCACTTGGGGAGGACAAGTGATGACTGATTACACAGACTTGTTCAGGGAAAATGAACCGGACCCATTGCTGCGCGAATTGGACGGCAATGTCATGTGGTATTGGGAGCCGATGAACCCGCAAGATGTCCGCCCGCGTCAACCATCGGCAGCGCCATTTCATGCTGCTGAAGAAATAAGGAGGCTGCGCGAGGCGCTGGCTCGTTATGTTTGTGACTGTTCTGATCTCTGCCAGCTGTATGATGGCTGGTGCGAGGAAGGCAAAGAGCTGCTGCCGCGCATGGTCTGTGGGCAGTGGGCGCGGGATGCACTGGGCGATGCTGGCAGGGCTGAGGTGGAAAGCAAGCCTTTCGAAGAACGGTGGGACAATGCGTAACCGCTATGAGGTTGTGTATGTTGATGGGCGAGGCGCGGAACAGGTGCTGACGCGATCGCTGCCCAATGGCTATGCCGGGAGGTGGAAGACGGTCAAGAAGTTCGCGGCGGCTGTGCTCCGTCGTCCGATAAGGGAAACGGGCACCAACCCCATGGGCATGACCTATGTTGTGTGCAGCGTTTCGTCGCCGGATGATGGGTTCGTTGGGATCAGGGAAATAGTGTGAGGTCGAGGGACCATGAGCAAAAACAAAGAAGTGATGATGTATGCAATATTGGCCTTCGACAAGGTGCTGCGGGACTATATGGATTTCATCACCATCAAGTCCCCATACATGAAGGATGCGCTGATCCGTGCCTCGCAGATCGAGGATGAGAGCAGGGAGGGCATTGTTGAAGCGGTGGACGAAACGCTGCATGTCATGAAGATGATAAAGGAAAATAGCACAGGCGATGCCAATGAGCACTCGCTGAGGATGAAAAAGGTGGCCGAGATAAAGTCGATCATGCACATCTCTGCGGCGTTCCCTGACAAGGCTGTCAAGAGGCTGAAAGAGCTCCCGACCAAAAGGCTGATCAACGCATGATCCTGCAGCTCAATCCGACTCTGCCCATTGAAACGCCGAAGGGCAAGGCCATGGCTGTCATGGTCATCGATTATGGTCCAGAGCATCACCTGCTTTGGGTGTGCTTTCAAAATGAGACTGGCGAGTGCTGGACATGGCCGAACCCGCAGATAAGGGCAGAGACAAACCCTACCTTTGGAAGGCATGGCAACTCATTCCTGAATGGGGGCAAGAGTTGATCGTGTGTGTTGGTCTGCCGGCACTGTATTTTGGGGTGCTTGGGTGGGTGATTTGGGGGCTGTGGACGATGGTCGTTGGATGATGGTCGATGATTTCTTTTCGTTGGATTTTGCTTTCTTTTCTGTGTTTTCAAAAAAGAAAGGATTTGTGGATTTTGGTGTTATTTCGTTTTCTTTTCTGGGTTTCAAAAAAGAAATTAAAATATGTAAGGAATATCAACAATCGGACCATTTTCCATTTCCATTCTGTCGAGCAATTCCACTAACTCTAGAGAAAAATAGAGAGAGAGATATAATTACGGAGAGTTAGGGGAATTGTGGAATGGAACGGAAACGGAAAATGGCGGAATTGAATCATGCTGTCTGAATCACAGTTCAAAAGTTGGTTTCGAAAGACGTGGGATGGATGGGTTGAGTCGTACGAGCCGAGACGTGGCTCTGGCGTCGGGATACCTGACCTGCAGATCGTCATTGATGGTCACATTCTGCCGATTGAGTTGAAGGTCGGCAAGATTGTTGGCGATGTGCTTGTTGTCAATGAGGTGCGACCTGATCAGATTGGTTGGCATCGCAGGATCAATGATGTGGGCATTGGCACGATATTCCTGATTGGTGTTGGTGAGGGCAGCAAGCCTGATGCCATGTTCGCTGTCTTGCCCAAGGCGATTGTGAAGTGGAAGGATGGCATCGATTTGTTCGAGGTTGATCAGATCAAGAGCCTCTCGCAGTTGAAACGCTACATTCGCTGCGCAAAGAAATAAGATTTCTTTTTGGCAACTCTGCCTGTTGGCGTTTTAATGACAGAGCCTGCACATGTGGGCTTTTGTTGTTTATGACAGGAGAGGGTTGTGGCAACACGCAAAGCTAGAGTGTCATCTGGCTACAAGACTTCAGATCCAGATTACGATGTGTTCCAGAATATTTTGTACCGGATGATGAATGGTGAGGCTCTGACGACGATCTGTCAAGAAGAGGACATGCCAGATTATTCGGTGTTCATCAACTGGACTGCGCAAGAGCCCGAGTGGTTCAAGGAATACGCGCGAGCTCGTCAGATCCAAGCTGACTATTACGCGGACAGCATCGTCGCCATCGCTGACACAAGCAACGACCCACAAAAGGCACGCAATCGCATGGACGCTCGTCGGTGGCACGCGAGCAAGCTTGCTCCGCGCAAGTATGGTGAGCGCATCACCAATGAGATCAACGCACAGCTGACCACAAGCGTGAAGGTCGACCTGTCGAACATGACGCGAGAGGCGCGTGCTGAATTGCGCAAGGCACTCATGCAGCAGATGGGCGCTCCGGCGTTGCTTGAAGGCAAGGTCCTCAAGTGAACAAGCACACCGACGTCAACGAGCTCGTCCACGACATACCGCCGGAAGAGCTGCTGCGAGAGGCAGATCGTTGCGATCTGGAGGATTCTTTCTACGAGTTCTTCAAAGGTGGCTGGCGATATTTCGATCCTTCGCCGTTCGTGGATGGTCGCCCGCTCAAGTGCGTGGCCGAGCATCTCGAGGCTGTGTGCCACGGCGACATCAAGCGTCTGATCATCAACATCCCTCCGCGAATGTCGAAGTCATCGCTGACCTCCGTCAGCTTTCCGGCATGGGTATGGTCTCAGCGCAAGAACTCGCCGACCTCTGGTCCTGGGACGAGGTTCCTGCATGCGTCGTACAGCCATCAGTTGTCGATGCGCGACTCTGTGTCGTGTCGTCGGCTCATTGAGTCGCCTTGGTATCAGCACTACTGGCATGATCGCTTCAAGCTGACCACCGACCAGAACACCAAGACCCGTTTCGACAACAACTGCAATGGCTCTCGGCTCTGCACCTCTGTCGGCTCGACGCTGACTGGTGAAGGTGGCAACATCATCATCGTGGACGATCCGAATGCTGCGCAGGAGGCCTTCAGCGAGGCCACCATCCAGACGACGATCGACTGGTGGGACAGTGCACTGAGCACCCGACTCAACGACGCACGCAACGGTGCCTTCATCGTCATCCAGCAGCGACTGGCCGAGAACGATCTCACTGGCCACATCTTGAGCAAGGACGTTGGTGACTGGACGCACCTGATGCTGCCCATGCGCTACGAGCCTGAGCGTTCGTTCTATACCTGCATCGGATGGGAAGACTGGCGCACCGAGCCTGGAGAGTTGCTCTGGCCTGAGCGGTTCGGAGAAGAGGAAGTTCAGGAGCTCGAGGCGACACTCGGACCATACAGCGCAGCTGGCCAGTTCCAGCAGCGTCCTGAGATCAAGGACGGTGGCGTCATCAAACGCGACTGGTGGATGCTCTGGGACAACGAGAACTTCCCTCCGGTCGACTACATTGTGGCCAGCCTCGACACAGCCTACACGACCAAGACCGAGAACGACTATTCGGCCATGACGGTCTGGGGCATCTTCTCCAGCGACACTGTGGCGCAGGTCCTCAACGACAATCCGTCGGGACGAGATCGTCCAAGCGACTACAGCGACATCAAGCGCACATACAACTCGCCGCACCCCAAGGTGATGATGATGTATGCGTGGCAGGAACGGCTCGAGATCCATCAGCTGGTCGAGAAGGTCGCGAGCACTTGTCGTCGGTACAAGGTCGACAAGCTGCTCATTGAGGACAAGGCAGCTGGCATCTCGGTCAGCCAAGAGCTGCGTCGGCTGTATGCCAACAGTGACTTCGCCGTGCAGCTGGTCAATCCCGGATCGCAGGACAAGCTCGCTCGCCTTCACTCGGTGGCGCACCTGTTCGCACAGGAGCTGATCTATGCGCCAAATCGGCCGTGGGTTGACACCGTCATCACCCAGTGTGCCGTCTTCCCCAAGGGCAAGCACGACGACTTGGTCGACACAGTGTCGATGGCCCTGAGGCACATGCGCTCGCTCGGCCTGATCCAGCGTCCGGAGGAAGTGCGCGACGAGATCGAGGGGTCCATGCGCAACTATCAACAGACCGACACACCTCTGTACCCGATCTGATTTTGTTGACGAGGTGTCAGATATGAACGATAATCTTATGATCTCAGGGAGCCCGATGTGATCCTCGCGAATGCCGTTGTCGATGTGATCAAGCCTGCAACTCCGCAGCGCATCGGCCATTTCAAGGTCGAAGTTTGGGGCAAGGCTCCCCATGACTATGTGCGAACCTACGAGATCCTCGCCAAGAACGAGACGACAGCCGCTCAGCAGGGCATCGCGCGTTTCGTCAAAGAGATCGAAGCACTCACAGCTGAAGGAAGCTGATCATGCCCATGACTCCGGGACTTGCGAGCAACCTTCGGCTCGTCGGCGAAGAGCCTGAGACCACCGACCGTGACGTCGTCGTGGAGATCGACGAGGGTTCGGATGTCCCTGTCATGGATGCCAAGGGCAACGTGCTCGAGATCGAGCATCCGGATGGATCGATCTCCATCAGCCTGAACGGTCGTCCGATCAGCGAGGCCGACGAGGGCAACAGAGGCGATTGGTTCGACAATCTCGCTGAGGACATCGATGCTGGCACGCTCGGCTCTATCGCCGACGACCTGCTGCGCGGGATCAAGGACGACCTCGACAGTCGTCGTGACTGGATCGAGGACCGAGCCCAAGGGTTGAAGCTGCTCGGCCTCAAGGTCGAGATCCCCGGTCTGCAAGGTGCCACAGATGGCGCTCCTGTCGAGGGCATGAGCAAGGTCCGCCACCCTCTGCTGCTGGAGGCTGTGCTCCGGTTCCAGGCCAATGCTCGGTCGGAGATGCTCCCGACGGATGGTCCGGTCAAGATCCGCAACGACACAAACAACTCGACCCTGCAGGACGATCAGCTGGCCAATGCCCTTCAGAAGGACATGAACCACTACCTGACAGCAGTGGCCAAGGAATACTACCCCGACACCGACCGCATGCTGCTGATGCTCGGGTTCGGTGGCACGAGCTTCAAGAAGATCTATTTCTGCCCCTTGCGCAATCGGCCTGTCTCGGACAGCGTCGATGCCGACGATTTGATCGTCAACAACGCAGCCACCGACCTGAGCAACGCCAAGCGCATCACCCACCGCATCATGATGCGGCCGAGCACTGTGAAGCGCATGCAGATCATCGGAGCCTACAGGGACATCGACCTGTCGACCCCGCAGTCGTATCAACCGGATGCCGCCCAGCGCGAGAAGGCTGCTCAGCAGGGCATCTCGACCGACTCGTTCAACCCCGAGGATCGCGATCGCGAGATCTACGAGTGCTATTGCGAGCTCGACATTCCCGGTTTCGAGCACAAGCGCAAGGGCAAGCTGACAGGGCTCGACATCCCGTACAGAGTGACCATTGACGTCAGCAGCCGTCAGGTCCTGTCCATCGTCCGCAACTACAACGAAGACACCAAGGATCTGCCGGAGGCGCGGCAGAACTTTGTCAAATACACGTTCGTGCCCGGCATGGGCTTTTATGACATTGGGTTGCTGCATATCCTCGGCAACACGACCAATGCCGTGACAGCTGCATGGCGAGAGCTGCTGGACGCTGGCATGTATGCCAACTTCCCTGGCTTCTTGTATGCGGACACTGGTGCACGCCAGAACACGAATATCTTCCGTGTGCCGCCGGGTGGCGGTGCGTTGGTCAAGACGGGTGGCATGCCGATCTCTCAGGCGATCATGCCGCTGCCTTACAAGGAGCCGTCTCAGGCGCTGATGGCGCTCGTCGAGAACATGGCACAGACAGGCATGCGCGTCGGCGGCACTGCCGAGATGGCCGTGGGCGAGGGAAGAGCGGACGCTCCGGTCGGCACGACCATCGCCCTGATCGATCAGGCGACCAAGATCCTGAACTCGGTCCACAAGCGCATGCACACTGCTCAGGCCGAGGAGTTCCAGCTCCTGCTCGAATGCTTCAAGGAGAACCCCGAGAGCTTCTGGGAGCGCAACCGCAAGCCCGCCTATCCTTGGGACGAGCAGACGTTCATGAAGGCGATTGACGACTTCGACCTCGTGCCTCAGGCAGATCCGAACACTGCCTCGCAGACGCAGCGCCTGATGAAGATCATGGCACTGAAGCAGCTGCAGGCGAGCAATCCGGGCATGTATGACCCGATCGCCATCGACACTGCCGCGCTGCAGGCAATCGGTTGGTCGAACCCGAGCCAGTTCATGGCACCGATCTCCGCGCAGGGTAAGATGCCGCCGGAGCTGCAACAGGCCATGGCCCAGCTTCAGATCAAGAAGCAGGAAGCCGACACCAAGCAGATGTTGGCCGAGGCGAAGATCCAGGAGATGATGGGCAAGTCCGGCCAAGGCGGGCTCGACCCTGCAACTCACGACCTGAAGATGAAAGAGCTGGATGTCAAGGCTGCCGATGTGAAGCTGGACGCCCAGAACCGCGAGGCGGACCGCGAGAGCCGCGAGCGCGTGGCCATGGCAAAGATCATCCAGGATGCAATCCAGAACCCTGTTGGCCTTCAGGCGGCTGCTCCCTTGATGAGCCAAGGCCTGATCGATGGCCTCGAGAACCCCGGCTGAGGAACGAGTCATGGTCGACGACACAGTCTATGACTATATGGGCGGAGTCGCTGCTCCTGCGACCAACCGACAGCCTGACCCCAACAAAGGTCCGGGCATCGTCGAAAAGGCTTTCGATCGGCTCTACAAAGCAGGAGCCACGGTCGGTCGGCCGATGCAGGAACTGGCCCAACGCTACACCGAGAACACGCAAGAGGCTGCACGCGAGGCAGCCAACCTCGCGGTCGAGTCATCGCGCAAGTCTGGACAGGCCATGCGCGAAGGCCGACCGCTGGACGCCACTGGCCAAGCGATTTGGCAAACGATTGGCAACATCGGCATCCCGTTCGCTCCGCTGACAGGCGCAGCGAAAACAGCTGGCGACTACGCGACCAAGTTCACAGGTGACCCGACATTCGGCGCAAAGGTCGCACTGGCTGGAGAGATGGTCGACCCTAGCCACATCGGAATGCTCAAGAAAATGGCTCCGGCGGTTCTTGGAATAGCTGCAGTGCCTGGAACACCTTTGAACATCGAGAGGGTTCGTTCAACGGTTTCTCAAGTGGCTCCTCAAACTGCTCCAGCCCATCAGACCACCCCTCTGGGCCTCTACAGCCATGCTGCTGAAGTCGCGAGCGGTCTTAAGCAGCCCGGAAAGCCCCAAGACGTATACAACTGGCTTTCGAAGCAACCCGGAGTGCGCAAAGAGGAGCTCGTCGCGGCCGGAATCATCGACGATGCAGGAAATCTGCACCCCGAGTTCGCCTCGATGTCCCGCGTGACTCCTCAGGAGCTGTCCGAGCGCATAAAAAAGGGTGCTCCGGAAGTCGAAGAGACTGTTCTGCCCTTTTATGCGCGTGAGATAGACCCGAAATATCAAATAGTCGGTCTTGAAGAGGCTAGACGTATGTTTCCGGACAAACAGTTCAGGGGCGTCGACACCAAGTACGTTCTTATTGAAAAGGACATGTACGGTGATCCCCGCTTCGTGGACAAAGCGTACCACGAACATGAGTTCTTGAACAAATACGGGTTTCGCTCAAAGTATGGCCCCGACGTCTATCCCGAACTCACGACCCCAGGTGGTTCGAACTATCGCGAAGTCATCCTCAGAATCCCCAGCGTCGACCAACAGATGTTCTACTACAGCGACCACCCGCTGTTGAGATACCACCAATTCAAGACTTTGGAAGACATGCGTAGTTATGCCGACGACATTGTGAGAAAGCACGACGAACATAAGGCCGCATACCCTGCAATGTATCCCAAAGAGTCGAGCGATCCTCTCGTCAATTGGGCAGACGAACTTCGTAATCAGAAGTACCGCATAGCGCAGGTTCCTGACGATTCGGTAAAGGACCCTAATCTTCGTAATTTCTCGCACTACAACGAAGAGACGAACCCGCTCCTCCATATCCGCATGCAGGATGTGCCGAGCCCTCAACGTGGTTTAACTCTTCGCATCGAAGAAATCCAATCCGACTGGGCTCAACAGGCTCGTAAGAAAGGATTCCGACCCACCGAAGCCCAGATCGAAGATTCGAAAAAAGCCGTAGAAGAGCTTAAAGCTCGCCTGGCCGAAAACGACCAGAACATGATTAGGACGTATGGAAAGGACGACGCCGAATACGAACGACTTTACCGAGAAAACATAGACATCAGAGAACAGATGGCCCAGCACAACCAAGTGTTGAAAAAGACCAATGGGCTACCAAAAGCTCCGTACGTCGGCGACACCAAGCAGTGGACCGAATTGGGCGTAAAGCGTGCGTTGCTGGAAGCGGGACGCAACACCGAATACGACTCCGTCCAGTTCATCAAGGGCGACATCAACCGTAACAGGTATGGTGCGTATTATGGCGACGAAGACTATGGTTATCATTACGACGTAAACGTTCCTTCGGCGCTGAAGAACATCTTGAAGAAACTGGACCCGGAAGCGAAGATCACTACCGCCAAAAGCCCCATTAACTTGGAAAATGTACGACATTTGGAAGATTCCATTCGCAGCTTTAAAGCCGAGCAGAAGAAAGCCGAAGCCGAACAAGATTTGATGACAGTTTATGAGCTTGAAGACGAACTTACAATTCTCAAGCAGCAGCTGGAAGTGGCAATGAAACCGATGGAGTTTTGGGAAGTCAAGATGACTCCTAAGCTCCGTGAGGCTCTTCAGCAAGGTTTGCCACGTTTCGCTGCAGGCGGGGCAGTCGACCACGACGATATCGACCGTTTCATGAAAGAGCGGTTCGGCAAAAAGAAAACAAGCGATCTGCCTGTTGACGAAATGGCCAAAACGAGCGACGCTCTCGTGAGCCGAGCCTTGTCAGCGGCTAAGATCAGCTCATAGCTGCGTGGGCTGTGCATCATCCAGCAGCACCGGGGACGCCCGGACTACACTCCTAGGAGAACCCTGATGTACGAAATGGCCAAGAAGGCTCGCCACTCTCTGAGGTCTAAGGCGGCCAAGCTTGCTTCCGAAAAGGACAGCAAGGTCGATTCTTCGGACTGGACACCTGCCGAGCCGCTCAATGCGGATGTCAAGACGGGCATGCGGCCGATTAGCCGTCGTGCCTTCAAGACGGGCGGCAAGGTTTCTGGCGAATGCGGAACGACCCGCGCTGACCGCAAGATGCGCAAGTCTGGCGGCAGGTCTGAGGCCACTGAGTACGCTCTCGCCAAGGTCAATCGTAACGTCAAGGAAGCCAACGAGGATCGTGAAGGCATCAAGCACGTCGGCGGCATGAAGCGTGGCGGTCGTGCGGAGAAGGAAACTGGCGGCGGTCTGTTCATGAACGGACGTCGCATTCCGTCCGCGACCGCTGGCAAGCCGATCGTCGACAAGACCGAGCAGCGTGCGTCGACCCCTGCCGAAATCAAGCGCGCCGAAGCCCACATGTCGCAGATGGGCAAGTCGGTTTCCACCGACAAGGGCATGTCTGCCGACGAGGCGCGCAAGTTCCTCGAAGGTCGCAAGGAAGGCGGTCGCACCAAGAAGATGATGGGCGGACCGATGATGGGCGACTCGCGCATGGGCATTGTCAAGTCCAAGCGCATGGATTTCGGTCAGGGTGCTCAGGGCACGCCTTACAAGAAGGGCGGCCGCATCACCGAAAAGGACGAGGAGTATACAAATCTCCGCAAGTCGTCCGGCACTCAGGTGATGAAGAAGGGCGGCAAGGTCCATACTGATGAAGCGATGGACAAGGCTCTCATCAAGAAGATGGTGAAGCCCGAGGCTCGCACAGCCCGCAAAGAGGGCGGCAAGGTCGAAAAGGTTATGCATGAGTTTAAGGAGGGCAAGCTGCACTCCGGTTCCAAGCATGGCCCTGAAGTGAAGAGCCGCAAGCAAGCTGTCGCGATCGCTCTGTCCGAGGCTGGTAAGAGCCGCGCTGCCCGCAAGGACGGCGGTCGCACAAAGGCCAAGGGCAAGACGAACATTAACATCCTCATCAATGCCGGCAAGGAAGAAAGCTCCATGCCTTCTCCGGCGATGATGGGTGGTCGTCCTCCGGCGATGCCGATCCCGGCTCCGGCTCCTGGCCTCGGTGCGGGTCCGGGAATGCCGATGCCTGCGATGGGTCCGGCTCCTTCTCCGGCTGCGATCCCGCCGGGCATGCCCATGCCGCGCAAGACTGGCGGTCGCGTGAGCAAGGTCGCCAAGTCCTACAAGGACATGGAAGCTGGCGCAGCGTCGGGCGAAGGTCGTCTTCAGAAGACCGACATCGCCGCTCGCATCCCCAAGAAGAAAGAGGATGGCGAGAACGTCTACGAGGGCAAGGGCTACCCCAACAAGGTGCCCGGCGCCACGGGCGGTCGGACTGCTCACAAGGCTGGCGGTCGCACCTATCGTTCCTACAAGGACATGGATGCTGGCGCTGGGTCGGGCCTCGGTCGTCTTGAAAAGACCGAGATCGAACGCCGCAAGTAATTCACTGGGTTGCCTCCCCCAATGGTTCTTGGTGCCACCTTGTAACCTTGTCGCTCAGTGAATAGGCGGGACGCTTTGCCTCTCTGGCGTCCCGCCTCCCTAAACAAGAGAGGAGAAGATGCCATATGCAAACTTACAGTTCGCTTTTTGAACACGAGCTAAAGAAGCTCATAGAAGAGGAGATTGAAAAAGCCAGAGACAGACTCGAAATTAACACATACGAGGACATGGGGCAGTTCAAGTATGTGATGGGACAAATAAGCGCCTACAGAATGCTGCTCAGTGAAATCGTTCCTTTGGCAGCGGAAAAAGCTGAACAGCGCAATCGGTAAAAGAGAGAGGCAAGATGCCACAGAGAATGATGGATCACGAAGCTGATCCGAAGGAAGCTCTTCTGAACGAGCTTGGAGACCTGTCTT